AACTTCCAGCCCATCCAGAACAACGCCCTCGCTTCGCGGCGCACCCCGGCGCCGCCGTCCACGGGACTGGACGGGCCAGCCGGCAAACCTGAGCCCGCCGCTGTGGGCAGGCCATCGAGGCCAAAGGGCAGAGGGTTGTCGGCCTGCTGGGTGGCCTTCTTCGCGGCGGTCTTGGCGGGCGCTTTCTTGGCCGATGCCGCTGCGCGATGCGGCGCCGGCCTGGCGCGTTTTGCAGTGCTGGGCATGACTGGGAGTTTGTCCCGCGCGCGCGCGAAAAGCAGCATGCAAAAACTGTCACTCGTCCAGCCACAGAGCGCGCTGATTGCTACAAAACTTGCCCCGAAAGAACATAGGCACCAGATCAACTCTCACCACTGGCTGCACGCTATGAGCAAGAAATTTTTCCGGGTCGCCACCGAAGGCAAGACGGTGGATGGGCGCGAAATCAAACGCGAATGGATCGAACAGATTGCCAACACCTACAACCGTGCCAAGTACGGCGCGCGGGTCTGGGTGGAGCACCAGCGCAGCGTGTGGCATGACAGCCCATTCAGCGCCCAGGGCGACGTGCTGGAAGTCGAGGCCCGCGAGGTCGAGGACGGGCTGCTGGCCCTGTTCGCAAGCATCAAGCCGCTGGAATCGCTGGTGGCAATGAACCGCCAGGGCAAGAAGATTTACAGCTCCATCGAGGTGGAGCCCAACTTCCAAGGCAAGGGCGAGGCCTATCTGATGGGCCTGGCCGTGACCGACAGCCCGGCCAGTACCGGCTGTGAAGCACTTTCGTTCTCGGCCAAGGACGGCAAGCAGGTCTTCTCGAAGTTCATCGAGACGGAGCTGGAATTCAGCGAAGACGAGCCCGAGGCAGGCCCGGCCCGCGATGGAGTGGTTTCCAAGCTGCTGGCCAAGTTCAAGCGCCTGTCCGGCCGCCAGGAAACCGGCGAGAGATTCGCGGCGGAAATGACCGAGGCCATGCAGGAGGCCGGCAACGCCATGGAAGCGCTGGACGGCAAGGTGTCCAAGTTCGGCATCGAGCAGCAAGACCTGCGCAAGAAGCTGGAGGAACACCTGGAGGCCTTCGCCGAGTTCCGCGAGAAGGTCGAGAAAACCGACAGCAACCCCAACAAGCGACCGCTGAACACAGGTGGAGCCGGCTACGAGAAGGCCGACTGCTGACCCCTGGCCAGCCCACTACACCAGACCGAGGAAACCGACATGCAAAAGCTCACCCGCCAGCAATACAACCAGTTCCTGAAAGATCAGGCCGAGCTCAATGGCGTTGACAGCGCCGCCGAGAAATTCGCCATCGAGCCCAGCGTGCAGCAGCGCCTGGAAAACAAGATCCAAGATTCCAGCGAGATGCTCAAGCGCATCAACATCGTGCCGGTCACGGAAATGGAAGGCGAAAAGCTCTACATCGGCGTAACCGGGCCGACTGCCAGCCGTACCAACACGCAAAACAAGGACCGCCAGACCCGCGACGTGAAGGCCATGGACGGAACGAAGTACCGTTGCGAGAAGACCAACTACGACACCCACACGCGCTACCAAACCATGGACATGTGGGCGAAGTTCAAGGACTTTCAGCCGCGCCTGTCCCGCAGCATCTACGAACGCTGCGCACTGGATCGCATCATGGTGGGCTGGAACGGCACCCACGTGGCCGAAGACACCGACCTGGCAGCCAATCCCAAGCTCCAGGACGTGAACATCGGATGGCTGCAACAGCTGCGCAACACGGCGCCCGAGCGTGTGCTGCATGAAGTCGTGCAGGGCAGCGGAAAAATCAAGGTCGGCCCCAGTGCGGGCAATGATTACAAGACCCTGGACGGCCTGGTCTACGACGCCTACAAAACACTGATGGACCCCTGGCACGCCGAGGCCGCCGACCTTGTGGCGATAACAGGCCGTGACCTGATGCATGACAAGCTGTTCCCGCTGGTCGATGGCCAGAAGGCACCCACCGAGATCCTGGCCGCCAGCATCGTGGTGAGCCAGGCACGGCTGGGGCGCCTGGCGGCCAACGCCGTGCCGTTCTTCCTGCCCAATGCCATCCTGATCACCAGCTGGTCCAACCTGTCCATCTACTACCAGGAGGGCGGGCGCCGCCGGTCGATTCTGGACAACCCGAAGCGCGACCGCGTGGAGACCTACGAAAGCTCCAACGATGCTTTTGTCATCGAAGACTTGGGCAAGGCCGTGCTGGTCGAAAACATCGAGATCGAGCCCGAAGCCTGATAGCAGCTAGCGCGCCGGCTCTGAACGGGCCGGCGCCACACCAGCGGGGAACCCATGAACCAATCACCAGCCCAGCGGCACCGCTTGCGCGTGCTGGCGGCCAAGCAGGCGCAGCAGGCGGCCGATGCCGGCGCGCACGGCGAGGCCACAGGCTCGGCCTATGAAATGCAGCTGACGCAGCTGCACCAGTTCCGCCTGCGCCTGAAGGACGTGCAGAGCCTGGAGCGGCGCGCCGAGATGAAGCGCACCATGCTGCCCGAGTTTGACGACTACATCGACGCGGTACTGCAGGCCGCGCCGGGCGTGCAGGATGACGTGCTGGCCACGGTCCTGCTCTGGAGCCTGGATGCAGGGATGTATGACCGAGGCCTGGCGCTCGCCAGCTACGCGCTGGAGCACGGGCTCAAGATGCCCGACAGATTCGAGCGGCCCGTGCAGACCATCGTGATCGATGAGGTAGGCGAGGCCGTGATGGCGGGCCGGCTGGCCGGCAAGGACGCCGTGCGCATCACGGCCGAGGTCATCGCCATGACCGATGGACTGGATGCACACGACCAGGCCCGCGCCAAGCTCTACAAGGCCGCCGGCTGGGCGCTGCTGGGCAAGACATCGAGCAGCGATGTGGACATGGAGTCCCGTCCCCTCACCGCATGCCGCAAGGCCATGCCGCTGCTCAAGCGCGCCTTCGAGCTGGACACCCGTACCGGCGTGAAAAAAGACATCGAGCGGCTGGAGCGCCGCCTCAAGAAAGAGGCATAGCTCCAACCGCCGAAACCGAGCGTACCCCGCGCCCGTGGCGGCCCCAGGGCAAGGACAGCTGACACAGCACCGTCCAACGCCCTGGGCCACCGCCACACCTCAACACCGGAGCCTGCATGTTTGTATCCAACGTCAATCCACCGAACCAGAAGCCAACGGGCACGGTTGCCGGCGATGGCTGGTGGCCTGACGTGGACGCCGACCGCATGCTCAAGGATTGCCGCTTTGACGCAACCGTGACCCCCGAGCGACTGCGCCAGGCCGTGGTGCTGGCCGTCGCCGACATCACGGGGCAGCTGGAGGCCTGGCGGGCCGAGCAGGAGGCCGCCGGCCATGCCTCCCTGGACAAGGTGCCCGCGCGTCAGGTGGACGGAAAGAGCATCAAGCCGGCGCAGTTCCTGCGGGCTGTGCAAAGCCATGTGCAGGCTGAGCTGGCAGAGGCCTACCGCGATCTGGACACCCTGCCGAACGGAGAGGGCAAGGAAGGGCGTGTGCTGTCCCGCCTGGAGATCCGCGTGGACACATTCCAGCGGAACCTGCGCAACGCCATCGCGGATCTGCGCGGCCGGCGGCGAACCATCGTGGAGCTGATCTGAGATGGCCACACCCGAAAACATGCAGCCGGGGCTCGCTGTGCGCGCGCACGCGCATGACACGCTGGACGGACTCGTATGGCGCCATCTGGGTGCCACAGGCGGAAACGTGGAGGCCACCTTGGCCGCCAATCCGGGTCTGGGTCGGTTTGCAGACGACTTGCCAGAGGGGCACCTGGTGCGCCTCGTCACCGCGCCGGCACAGACCCGCCAGCGCGTTTACCTGTGGGACTGAGAGAGGGAGAAAACAGTGGCAGACAGCATCGAGAAAGTCGCCATCATCGGCGGCAAGACGGCAACCTACGGTGGCGCCATCAGCGCCGTGGTCAGCGGTCTGACGATTTCCGAAATCGGCGTCATCGTGGGCATCATCGTCGGCGTGGTGGGTCTGCTGCTGGGCCAGTATTGGCAATGGCGCAAGGACCGGCGCGAAGAACGCGCGCTCACCGCCTGGCTGGAAAACGAGGCCGGTGGGGAGACCGTCCTATGAAGTGGCCCAGCAACATCAAGATTGCTGCAGGAGCTTCGGCAGTGGCCGTGGGGGTGGCTGGTCTGCTGGCTCAGTTCCTGCCCGTGGAGGAAGGCCGCAGGCTGGGCGCATATCGCGACCCCATCGGCATTCCCACAATCTGCGAAGGCTGGACCCGTGGCGTGCAGATGGGCGACCGCGCTACGCAGGCCGAATGCGACCTGCTGACCCGCCAGGGCATACAGGAGGCCTGGGAAGTCTTCGAGCGATGGGTGCCCGCCCATGTGCGCAATGGCATGCCTGACCAGACCCTGGCCGCCTTCCTGAGCTTCATCTACAACGTGGGGCCAGGGCAGGCGGGCAGCAAAGACGGCTTTGTGTGGCTCAAGAGCGGCCGGCATTCCACCATGCTGCTGCGCCTGCAGGCCGGCGATGTGCGCGCCGCGTGCGAGCAGCTGCCGGCGTGGGTCACTGCCGCAGGCATTCGCCTGCGCGGCCTGGAGCTGCGCAGGGGGCGCGAAATGGCGATGTGCCTGGAGTCCCTATGAACCGTCAACGCGGAGTGATGCAATCCGCTGTGCTGTGGGCTGGGGCACTGGTTGCTGTGGCGGCTGCCCTGAGCGTACAGCAGCTGCGCATCAGCCACCTCAAGGCCCAGCACGCGCAAACCTTGCAGGGCCTGGCAGAGAAGACAGCAAAGGCCCAGACAGAAATCACCCGCTACATCGAGGCCGTGGGCCGCTATGACAGGCAGACCCGGCAGGCGATGGAAGAACAGGAAAGGAAAGCCCGTGAAGAAAATGAGGCCCTGGGCCGCGTTGCTGATGCTGAACGTGCTGGCCGGCTGCGCAGCGACAGGCTCCTTGAGCAGCGCACCCGTGATTTCCAAAGCATGGCCCGAAGTGCCGCCACTGCCGCAGAACGCGAGGCAACTGCCGACGCCATCGGAGTGCTTGCCGACGTGCTCGGACGCGCTGATGAGCGAGCGGGAATCCTGGCGTCAACAGCTGACCAGGCCCGCGCCAGAGGCGCCGCCTGCGAGCGCGCATTCGACGCGGTAGCGCAGCGCATCAACGCAGGCCCGCAGGCCGTGGCGCAGGAGCACCAGCATGTGGAAACTCGATAGCCTGCGCCGCCTCATCCTGCAGGCCGTGCCGAAGCTGGCCGAGAACCCCGAGAACCTGATCGTGCGCGCGGCCGGAGGCCAGGTACTGGCCACCGGGGCGGATAGCCTGTCCTATGAATACCTGTACACGGCAGAAATCACCGTGCTGGACTATGCCGGGCATGCCGATGCCCTGTTCGTGCCCCTGGTGGCCTGGCTGCGCGTCAACCAGTCCGACGCCCTGGACAACGCGGACAAGCGCCAGAAGGCCCTGCTCTTCGATGTCGAGCAGCTCAACGACACCGCCGCAGATGTCGGCATTCGCGTGCCACTGCGCGAGGCCGTCATAGTCAAACCGGACCCGGACCACCCCACGCGCTACAGCGCGACGCACCCGAAGGAACCGTGCCACCCGGGCGGCAACTGCGTGGCCGAGCATTGGGAGCTGTACCTCAAGGATCAGAAGCTGTGCGAATGGGACATCGACGCCCCGCCAGAGCGCACGCGGTTTGAGATGTAGCCATGGCAGATATGCGCGCGCTTGAACTGTGGGCCGAGTCGCTGCTGGCCAAGCTTGCGCCGGCAGCGCGCCGCCGCCTGCTGCTGGACCTGGCGCGGCAGCTGCGCGCCCGCAACAGCCAGCGCATGGCCAGCCAGCAGACGCCGGACGGCGAGAAATGGGAGCCCCGCAAGGCCCAGGGCGACGGCCTGCGCAACAAGCGCGCCCAGATCCGCGCCCGCGCCAAGGCCCGCCGCCCTCTGTTCGCCAAGCTGCGCATGCAGCGTTGGCTCAAGGCAAAGGCCCAGGGCGATGCGGCCGTTGTGCAATTCGCAGGCCGTGCAGATCGCATCGCCCGCGTGCATCATTACGGCGAGCAGGACCGCGTGGCCAAAAACGGCCCCATGTACGACTACCCCGAACGGCAGCTGCTGGGCATTCCGGCAGAAGACGCCGACCTGCTGCGCGACGTCATCCTGCGACACCTGCACCCCTGATTTCTGTCATGTCGGCAGCCACAGCACGCGCTGCTGGGCTTCGCGCGTGCGCGGCGGCACGATGGCCACATGACCGATACACCGCAGCAAGAAAGCCCCTACGAGCTGATCCGGCGCCTGGAGAACCTGGCACGCCGTGGCACCGTGGCCGAGGTGCGCGCGAAGCCGCTGGCCGTGCGCATGCGCTGCGGAGACAACATCACCGACTGGCTGCAGGTGCAGTGCCTGCGCGCCGGCACGCAAGGCTCCACCTTCTGGGCGCCGGAGGTCGGCGAGCAGGGCCTGGTGTTGAGCGTAGGCGGCGACATGCGCCAGGGCGTGGCCCTGCTGGGCCTGTACAGCGAACAGATGGAACAGCCCAGCGATGGCGCGCCGCACATCAAGCTGAACAAAGACAACACCCATTTCATCCGATACGAAAGCGGCGTGCTCACCCTGCGCATTGAGGATGCGTCCATCACCATCTCGCGCGACGACATCACCCTGAGCACCGCGAAAGCATCGTTGAGCGTTGGAGATCTGGTGCGGGCTGCACCCGATGTGGTGGCCGAAGCCATCAGCCTGGTGCACCACGTCCACGGCGGCGTGCGCAGCGGCGACAGCAACACGGGGGAGCCGCGATGATGAGCCGCACCACCGGCCGGCGCATCGGGCTTGTAGAGCACCTGGTGCAATCCATTGGCGACATTCTGAGCACGCCCATGGGTAGCCGAGTGGCTCGGCGCACCTACGGTTCGCTGGTCCCGCTGCTGATAGACCAGCCCGACAACACGCAGACCGAGGCGCGCCTGTATTCCGCCATTGCGTCTGCGCTCATGCGTTGGGAGCCGCGCTTGTCCATCGAACGCCTGCGCATCGTGCGCGACGCAGAGCGGCCAGGACGTGCGCAGCTGGTGATCGATGGAGCCCTGCTATCGGACTACGCTCCCCGCGCCAAGCCTCTGAGCCTGACCGTGGAAATCGGAAGTACGGGGGGCGCATGACCGACCTGGCCACTCTCCCCGCCCCGCAGATCATCGAGCCGCTGGACTTCGAGCAGATCCTGGCCGACCTCAAGGCCGACATACTGGCCCGCGCGCCCGAGCTGGCCGAAGTCCTGGCGCTCGAATCTGATCCCATCGTCAAGCTGCTGGAGGCCTGCGCCTACCGGGAACTGCTGTACCGTGCCCGCGTCAACGATGCCGCCCGCGCCCACCTGCTGGCCTTTGCCACGGGCGGCGACCTCGACCACCTGGCCGCGCAGTACGGCGTGGACCGCCAGGCCGGCGAAACCGACGACCGCCTGCGCACTCGGCTGCAGCTGCGCATTGCCGCCCTGGCCGGCCAGGGCACGCGCGAGCACTACGAATTTCACGCCCTCACCGCCTCGCCCCTGGTGCGCTCCGTGCGGGCCAGCCAGCAGACCCCGGGCAGCGTGCTCGTCATGCTGTGGGTCACCGACCAGACGCAAGCCCAGGCTGTGCGACAGCTGGTGTCCCAAACCCTGAACGCCGACAACGCCCGCATGCTGGGCGTGCCCGTCAATGTGGCCGTGGCCGTGCCGCACACCATCGACATCACTGCGCGCATCACCCGCACGCGCACCGCGCCGGCTGGCCTGCTGCAGCAGTTGCAGGCGCGCCTGCAGGCGGCCTTTGCGGGCATGGCCAACCTGGACGGCAGCGTGGCGCGCAGCTACATCACCACGCTGCTGCACGTCGATGGCGTGCACGCCGTGGACTACCCGGACAACGCCCGGCCCGCGCCCATCACGCCCATCGCCGCCGGCGAATTCCCGGCCCTGGGCGCCGTAGACCTGATCGACGCAGGGGTGGCCTGATGGACGCGCGCCGCAGCATCCTGCCCCCGGCATCCACCAGCCTGGAGCGCGTGATAGACACCACGCTGCCGCGCGATTGGGGCGCCATGGCCGACGCGGCCGAGCCGGCCAGCACCGCCCAGCACCCGGCCCTGCTGCCCTGGCTGGCCCAGCAGTGGCAGCTGGGGCAATTCGAGCGCTATTTTTCCGACCCGCGCGAGCTGCTGGCCAAGGGCTTGCCCTGGCTGCGCGAGCGTGGCAGTGCCGCCGCCGTGCGCCGCGCGCTGGCCTGGCAGGGCTACCTGAGCGTGACCCTGGAAGAGGACGGCGCCCGACTGCACATCAACCCGGGCCGCGAAGTCAGCAATGCTGATATCGCGCGCATGGCCCATGTGGTGCGAGCAAGCATCCCGCTGCACGTCCATTTCTACCGGGTGTTCTATCGCTTCGATCTCCGCGCGCTGCGCTGGGATCGCGCGCCCAAGCTGGACGGCGCCCTCTGGGACAACGACAGCGGCACGCCCGTGGATGTGGGCGAGGGTGAGCCGCCCGTCATCGGCAGCCAAGGCCGCATCAACCAGTCCCAGGCCCAGCGCCCCAACCTCACCCCGCTGCGCAGCGCCGACCACCAGCACACCAGCGGCCGCATGCGCCGCGCTGACCAGCTGCGCCTGGATGTGTGGCGCTGGGACGGCCGCATGCAGCGCCTGCCGGCCGGGGGGCAGCTGCAGCACACGCCGGGCCAGACCGCACCACATGTCCCGCATCAGCCCCTGAGCGCCTACGGCGAGGCCTGGGCGTCCAGCGCAGACGCACGGCCCAGCCAATCGCCGGGGGCCACCAGCCACTGGACTGCAGGCGCCGCCCGGCCCCGCGTGGCGCCTGCCCGGGGCTGGACGGGCCGCTGGGACGGCGACCGCTGGCAGCAATCGAACATCCACGGCAAGACCACCGAATCCACCGAATAGACGGAGTACCGCATGCAAACACTGCAAGACGCCGGCCGCATTGCCCTGGCCAAATCCCTGGCCGCCATGCCCTGCCATATCGCATGGGGGCGCGGCGATGGCCAGTGGCAAGTCGCCCCCGCCAACCCCACCGACCGCACCGCACTGCGCGACGAAATAGGCCGCCGCACCGTGGTGGACGTGGGCTATGCCCGCCCTGGCACCTTGGCAGATCACGATATCGAGCTGCCCGGCCCCATCTACTACAAGACCAGCGCCGAGCCCACGCCCTACCTGGTGCTGCGCACCACCTTTGCCTTTGCCGACGCCGAAGGCGAAACCGTGCGCGAATGCGGCGTGTTCTTCGGCACCGTGGCAAAGCCTGAGGTGCCGGCCGGCAAACGCTATCTCACGCCCGGCGAGATCGAGAACCCCGGCACCGTGTATTGCCTGGAGAACCGGCCGCCCGTGCTGCGCAGCGGCACGACCAAGGCCACGGAAGAAATCGTCATTCCCCTGTGAGCCGCGCATGACCAGCTACAACCGATTCGACCCCGCCAAGGGCTACACAGAGCACATCTTCCACGCCGACCGCGTGGCGCAGTCGGCCGAGCCGAACGAGATGCAGGCCCAGGCCAACTACCGCCTGCGCCGCGTGGCCGATGTGCTGTTCTCCAACGGCGATATCACGGCCGGCGCGCGCTGCACCGTGGACCCAGAAACCGGCGCCTGCCAGCTGGAGGCCGGCAGCGTCTACATCCACGGCGCCGTGCATGACGTGGCCGCCGCAGCGCTGCAGATCGCCACCCAGGGCACCGTGCACGTGGGCGTGCTGTACTCCACGCGCATCGTCACCGCCGAGGAAGACCCCAGCCTCTACAACCCCGCAGTGGGCACCAGCGGCTACGGCGAGCCCGGCGCCGACCGCATCAAGGTGTCCGTGGTCTGGGGCCTGCAGGGCCAGGGCGCGGGCGACTTCTACCCCGTGTGGACCGTTGAAGATGGCATCGTCAAGCCGCGCGAGCCCGCGCCCCAGCTCAACGCCGTCACCCAGGCCATCCGCCGCTATGACGAGCGCAGCACGGGCGGCACCTACGCCGTGCGCGGCCTGCTCACCATCCAGCTGCCTGACGATGAGCAGGGCCGCCAGGTCTATGCCGTCAAGGCCGGCACGGCGCAAATCGTGGGCGCGGCCATCGATGTGCCGGCCGACCGCCGCCTGGTCTACGCGGCCGAGCCCAACATGGCCCAGGTGAGCAGCGAGCCCCACGGCAGCACCACCGAGGCCCAGCAGCATGTGACTTTCGACCGCTGGCCCGTGCTGGAGCCGGCCACCGTGCGCGTCACGCGCCGCAAGACCGCCCAGGTGGTGCACGGCAGTTTCGTGGGCGCGGCCGACCCGCTGCCCGATGGCAGCGTGATCCGCATCAACAGCGTCACCCAGGGCGCCAAGACCTTCACGCCTGACGTGGACTACAAGCTCACGGCCCAACAAGTGGACTGGAGCCCGACCGGCGCCGAGCCCACGCCGGGCAGCAGCTACAACGTGACCTATGAGTACATCAGCACCGAACCCGTGCTCAACCAGACGCCGCGCGGCTTTGACGTGAGTGGCGCCCTGGTCGGTTCGCTGATCCTTGTGGACTACCGTTTCGCACTGCGCCGCATTGACCGCATCGTCATGGACGGTGAAGGCCTCATCAACGTGGTCAAGGGCATTCCCGCCACCTGGCAGCCTGTGCCCCCGGCTGTGCCCGACAGCATGCTAGCCCTGGGCAGCATCTACCAGACCTGGGAAGCGGACACGCGCCGCACGGAATCCGACAGCGTGCGTATGGTGCCCATGGCCACCCTGGTGGACTATCGGCGCCGCATGGATGACATCGAGATGGACCTGGCCGAGCTGCGCCTGGCCACCGACACCGCAGGCCGGTACAGCGGGCTGAAAAAGGGCTACTTCGCTGATCCCATGATTGACGACAGCATGCGCGACCAGGGCATCGAGCAGACCGCCCTGGTCACGGGCGGCGCCCTGCAGCTGTACGAAGCCGAGGCCGCCCACATGCTGGGCGACGGGCGCACTACCCACGCGCTCGAATACAGCCTGGTGCCCGTCATCCGGCAAACCAGCGTCAGCCGCTCCATGCTCGTCAACGGCCTGGCCGTGGCCGGCGAAATGCCCGCCACCGTGACCCTGATACCGGCCGTGGACCGCTGGGAGCACCCGCAAGAGCTGCGCTATCCGAAAGAGGTAATCCTGAATTTCGGGCATGACGTCAACCCATTGACGTGGATGACAGAGGGCAACATCAAGCCCGGCGTGAACCCGGATTTGATCGACACCAGTGGCATCACGCTGCGCACCATCGACGTGGCTTTCGAGATTGCCGGTTTCCGCCCGATGGAGCCGCTGAAGGCCGTGCGCTTCGATGGCCAGCCCGTGGCCGCCACGCCGGCCGCTGGCGGCAGCCTGGTGGCGGATGCACAAGGCGTGCTGCACGGCAAATTCACCATTCCTGCAGGTATTCCAGTGGGTGCGAAAACCGTGGAATTGGAAGGCGAGCAGGGAACCATAGGGCGCGCGCAATTCGTGGGCGCCGCATCCGTAAAACTGTATGTGCAAGCAACGGCAAACCTCGCATGGGGCGCCCGTTCTGCCGTCCACACGACCCTCACCTATGTCATCTAGCACCATCGTCCAAACAGTCACCCCTGCCGCCGCTTTGCAGTGCGCGGGCCTGGATCTGCACTTTGCCGCCGTGGGCGGCCCCGTCATCGTCGTGCTGTCCGAGCTGGACGATGCGGGCATGCCCGGTATAGCTGCCGTGGTCCGGCGCCTTGAGCCCGCGCAGATCAACGTGGCCGGTCAGGCCACGCGCGTGACTTGGCCGGCGCCCGTGCTGATGCGCGCCAGGACGGGCTATGCCATCAGCGTTTCTGCGGCAGATACGCAGACCGCGCTGGAAGTGGCCCAGGTGGGCGAGGCCAGCCAGGGCGGCGGCGGCTGGGTCACGGCGGCGCAGGCCGAAGTGGGCCAGATGTTGGAAATCAATGCCTCGGCCATCGTCACGCGGCACGCCAACCGCATGCTGCGCTTTGAGCTGCTGGCCGTGCAGTACACCGCAAACAGCAAAACCGTCACCCTGGGCACGCAAGCCGTGGCCAATGCCACCTCACTGATGCTCAACGCGGGCGCCTCGCAGCCCGAGCCCACCGCTCGCATCAGCTACGCGCTGGAATTGCTGGACGCTGGCGGCGCCCTGCAGCAGACCATCGAGGCAGACGTGGGCCAGCCCGTCAAGCTTTCGGCGGCCCACAACGGCAGTGTGCGCGTACGCGCCACCTTGCGCGTGGGAGACAACGGCCTGGGCGCCGTGCTCGACGCCGCCCCCTTGCTGCTGGTCGGAAGCCTGCTCAACGCTGGCACCTACATCACGCCCAGCATTGCGACAGCGGGCGGCACGGATCTGCGCGTCCTGTTCGTGGGCGACATTCCAGCCGGCGCGGCCGTGGCCGTCCACATGCAGCTGGCCGCAAGCCAGCAATGGCAGGAAGTGCCCTACCTGTCCAGCAGCCAGCAGACGGCGGGCTCCATCGAAATCACGCACCGGCTGCAGGGCATCAACACCACCAGTCTGCGCCTGCGGCTCACCCTCACCGGCACCACCACGGCCCGGCCCAAGGTGCGCGACCTGCGCGCCGTCATCCTGTGAGCGAGGCCCCATGAGCGACAACAGCATTGCAACCGGGCAGGGCCAGACCGAGCACCTGGGCCTGCCACTGCCAGGCAGTACGCTGGAGGTGGATCTGCCCAAGCTCATCCGCGCGCTGGAAATCATCGACGAGGAAGTGGCCCGGCGCGCCGTCTCCCTGGAGGTGGATGAAAGCCTGGGCCTCATTCGCCTGGCCATCAACGACTTGGGCGCTACCAAGGTGGAGAAGGTCAACACCAAGACCGGCAAGACCATCGTGCTCAAGCCCGAAGACATGGCCCTGGGCCCCGCCAACGGCCCATCAAAAACCGTCATCACCTATGACGGCTCGGGCCGCGTCTCCACCGTCGTGGAAACCGTGGACGGACAGCTGGCCACCACCACCGTGGCCTACAACGCAGACGGCACGGTCAACACCGTGACCACCAACTACAGGGGCCGCACGCGCACCGAAACCATGGCCTATGTGGCCGGGCGCGTCAGCGGCAGCAACGCATCGGAGGTGCAGGCATGAGCGGCATGGAGATGGTCATCAGCAGTGACCTGGTGCGCGCCCGCGCGGAAATCACGGCGCTGAATCAAAGTCTGGCAGCTGCCCGGACAGAAATCGCCACCGTGGACAACCGCGTGCAGTGGGTGAGCAGCCAAGTGGCCAATACCGGAGCGGTAAAGAGCGTGCAGCGCGGGGTTGTGTCGATGAGTGGGGAAACGCCTTCGGGCAGTAATCCTGTAATTGTGAATGTGAGCCCTGTAACGATGGAGCGAGCATCGCTTCACTTTATTGGCGGTGCGGCATTTGTCAGCAATGGATACGGGCGATTTGCCTACGCGAAGCTCATCAACAGTAGTCAAATACAGTTTGATTGGGGAAATCAGGTTATTAACGCGACAAATATTTTGGTGTCTTGGGAGTTGGTGGAGTACAAATGATGGCCGCCTATTTCTATGCCCAACTGAATGCATCTGGCGTAGCTGTGGCGCTGACGCAAGCCCACGAGGAAATCACCGCTGCCGACATGCACCGCCTGTCCCAATACGACACGAGCGTGCTGGGCCGCCGCTGGACTGGCGCCAAATGGGTGGACGTGCCACCGCCCAAGATCAGCCGGCGCATCACGCCGCTGGCGTTTCGCCGCCGCTTCACCGGCATCGAGCGCGCCGCCATCGAATGGGCGGCCGTAGACCGCGCAGAGGCCGGCACCATGGAGCGCATGCAGGCCGCCCAGCTGCGCAGCACGCTGAAGGACCAGGAGCTGGCCAGCTTCATCGACTTGGACGACCCGGACGTGGCGGCCGGCGTGCAGCTGCTGGAAGCCGTGGGCCTGATCGCAGACGGCCGCGCCCTGCAGATCACGGACACGCCGCCGCGCCCCGACGAGCTGCCGGCCTGACCTGGCCGCGCCACCCGCACCAACACCGCAAGCCCGCCACTCGGCGGGCTTTGTCTTTGTGTCGTACGCCCAGCGACAGCGGCCATTTCTGGCAATTGCGGCTGGTGCCGAGCACCATAGGCTCATCTCGCGCGAGCCGCGCACCAGCAACACATTCAGGGGCTCAACAATGGCCACAGCAAGTTTTCACCACGGCGTGCGCGTCACCGAACTGAACGCCGGCACCACCGCCCTGCGCATCGTCTCCACGGCGGTCATCGGCATGGTGGCCACGGCCAGCGATGCAGACGCAGCGTTCTTCCCACTGGACACGCCCGTGCTCGTCACAGACATTCGCCGTGCGTTGGAGAAGGCCGGAACCTTGGGCACGCTGGCGCCATCGCTGGAAGCCATCGAGCAGCAATGCCGCCCCGCCATGGTCATCGTGCGGGTTGCTGACGGGGTTGGCGCCACCGAAGAGGAGCGCCAAGCCGACCAGATCAGCAAGGCCGTGGGCGACTACCGCAACGGCAAGCGGACCGGCGCGCAGGCTCTACTGGATGCACAGGCCACCCTGGGCGTGAAGCCGCGAATCCTGGGCGCGCCGGGCTTGGACGCCAAGCCCGTCGCCGATGCGCTTACAGCCATCGGCGAAAAGCTGCGCGGAATGGTCTATGCCTCGGCCTGGGAGTGTGAGGACGTGAGCGCGGCCCTGCTCTACCGGAACGATTTCGGCAAGCGCGAAACCATGCTCATCTGGCCGGAATTCACCCGCTGGAGCACGGTGCAGAACAAGAGCATCGTCGCACCGGCTACCGCATATGCCCTGGGCCTGCGCGCTCGCATTGACGCGGAGCAAGGATGGCACAAGAGCCTGTCCAATGTGCCCCTGAACGGCCCCACCGGCATCAGCCGCAGCGTGTACTGGGATCTGCAGGGCACGGACTCAGACGCCGACCTGCTCAATGAGGGCAAAGTCACGACGCTCATCAATCACCAGGGGTTCCGCTTCTGGGGCAACCGTACCTGCAGCACCGAGCAGAACTTCGCCTTTGAAACCGCCACGCGCACGGCCCACATCCTGGCCGACACCATGGTGGAGGGGCACTTCGAGTTCGTTGACAAGCCCCTGCATCCGTCCATCGTGAAGGACATCATCGAGGGCATCAATTCGCGCTTTCGCACGCTGCGCTCCCAGAGCTACATCCTGGGCGGCGAATGCTGGTACGACGAAACCGTCAACAGCACGGAAACGCTGAAGACCGGCAAGCTGCTCATCGACTACGACTACACGCCCGTGCCGCCGCTGGAAGACCTGGGTTTCCGCCAGCGCATCACCGACCGTTTCTATCTCGACTTCGCCAACCGCGTTTCCAGCGGCTTGTAAGCACAGGAGCAACACATGGCACTGCCACGCAAACTGATCAACTTCGCGCTGTTCGTGGACGGCGTGAGCTATCGCGGCGAAGTTCCCGAGGTGAAGCTGCCCGAGCTGTCCCGCAAGCTGGAGGACTACCGCGCCGGCGGCATGGATGGCGAGATCGCCCTGGACATGGGCCAGGAAAAGATGGAAGCCGAGATCAAGGGCGCCGGTTTCCTTGATGGCCTGACCGCCAAATGGGGTTCGCGCCGCCACGATGCCGTGATGCTGCGCTTTGCCGGCTCGCTGGCGCGTGACGATGAAAGTGGCTCGCAGGCCTGCGAGGCCATCATGCGCGGCCGGCTGGCCAAGCTGGACGCCGGCAGCCAGAAGGCCGGCGACATGACCGAGCAGAACTACACCTATGCACTGAGCTACTACAAGCTGACCGTCGGCGGCCGCGTGCACTTCGAGATTGACCTTGTGAACATGATCTGCATCGTGGACGGCGAGGACATCCTGGCCAACGTGCGCGCAGATCTGGGCATCTGATCACACAACCAAGCAACCACCTGCGGGCGGCGCCGCCCAACCCGGCCCGCCCGCTACTTTTTGAAATTCACGCGGGGAAACACAACATGACAGGCAAGACCGAAGTTACCGACAAGCCGCAAGCTGCGACACAAAACACCGTGGGCGGACGCCCTTGTGTCACCGTGACGCTGGAAACGCCCATCAAGCGCGAGGGCGGGGACCTGGCAAAAATCCAGATCATCAAGCCGCAGACCGGCGACCTGCGCGGTGTCTCTCTGGTGGACCTCATGCAGATGAACACCGATGCCATCGTCAAGGTGCTGCCCCGCGTGACGCATCCCAGCATCGTTCCCCATGAAGTCAAGGACATGGACATTACCGATGTCCTGCAGGTGGGAACGGAGCTTGTGAATTTTTTGCTGCCTGCATCGGCCAGGGATCAAGCGGGCGTGTAGAGGACTACATGACCGACCTGGCCATGGTGTTCCACTGGCCGCCTTCTGCCATGTATGCCATGGAGATGGACGAACTGATCGACTGGCGAGAGCGCGCCGTCAAGCGTTGGAACGAAGTGCACGCGCCACCAAAGAAATAGCAGCAGGAGAACGCCGTGGACAGGCTCCGCCTCGAAGTCATCATGAGCGCGGTGGACCGCGTGACCGGGCCGCTGCGGCGCGTGGTTTCTGGCAGCTCGGCCACGTCGCGCGCGCTCAAGACCCTGCGCGACAACTACAAGCAGCTGGAGGCCCAGCAGGGCCTCATCAAGAATTTCCGCAACGCGCACAAGGCATCCGCCACGCTGACCGGCGAACTGGCCGCGCAGCGCGCCAAGGTGCGGGCACTCGCGGCAGAGCATGCAGCGGCCGGCAACGTGACGGCAGCGATGTCGCGCCAGATGGCCCAGGCCCAGGCCAGGGCGCGCGAACTGAAAGACCGATTCGCCCAGCAGCAGGCCGCATTGCAGGGGCTGCGCGACCGCATGGGGCAGGCAGGAATGTCCACCACGGGCCTGGCCGCCAAGGAACGCAGCCTGCGCGCGGACATGGAGCGCACCACGGCCGCCATGGCTGCGCAGAAGACGCGCCTGCAGGCGCTGACCGATGCCCGGCAACGCGCCGGCCGCATGGCAGCCCGGGGCGCCGGCATGGCGGCGGCCGGAATGGGCAGCTACTACGCCACCAGCCGCGCAGCCCATGCGGCCACCGGCCTGATGGGGCAAAGCCGCACAGCAGCCGGCGAAGCCATCCGCATCCGCGCCCTGGGCCTGGAAGGCGAAGACGCCGGCAAGGCCATCGACTACGCGCGCAACTTCAAGAGTTACGGCACCAGCACCACGGACAACATGGCGCTGATGCGCGATGCCGTGACAGTCTTCAATGACTTCGACCACGCCAAGGATGCGCTCCCCTTCCTGGCCAAGATGAAGTTTGCGAACGAGGCCGCCTTCGGGGGCGAGCATGCCGCTGACAACGAGCGCAAGTTCATGGACATGCTCAAGGTCATCGAAATGCGCAACGGCGCCAACAACCGGGAGGACTTCGAGCGCAACGGCAACCTGGTGCAGCAGGTGCTGACAGCCACAGGCGGCCGGGTCGGCGCCGAAGACTGGCTCAACCTCATCAAGACCGGCGGCGTGGCCGCCAAGGGCATCAGCGAGAAGGAATTCTTCTACCGCCTGGAGCCGCTGGTGCAGGAAATGGGCGGCGACCGCGTGGGCACGGGCATGATGTCCGCCTACCAGAATCTGTACCAGGGCCGTACCACCAAGCGGGCCGCCAACATGCTGGATACGCTGGGCCTGATCGCCGACCCGTCCAAGGTCAAGCACGACAAGGTGGGCCAGATTGCCCAGCTCGGCGTTGGGGCGCTCAAGGGCTCCGATGTGTTCCAGCGCAGTCAATTCGAGTGGCTGGAAACCGTGCTGGTGCCGGCGCTCAATGCCAAGGGCATCAAGAGCGAGAAGGAAGTGCTGGACGCCATCGGCGGCATCTTTTCCAACCGCAACGCGGCCGGCCTGTTCGCCACGATGTTCCAGCAGCGGGCGATGATCAACAAGAGCTATGCGCTTAACGAGCGCGCGGCCAACGTGGACACGCTGCACGGCATGGTCAAGGAAGGACCGCGCGGCAAGGAAATCGACCTCGAAAAGCGCCGCGACGACCTCTATCTGCGCATGGGCGAGGCCGCCCTTCCCCTGTACGTCCAACTGTTGGAGAAGGTCACAGCGGTGACTGAGGCTGTGTCCAATTTCGCGCAGGCGCACCCGGGTCTGACCAAGGCTGTGATGTACACGGGCGCCGCATTTCTGGGCTTTGGCGCTGTAATGACCGCGCTGCTCATCCCTCTGGGCCTGCTGCTGGCCAAAGGCGCCCTGGTGCGATTCCTGTTTGCAAGAATCTTCGGCGGCGCCTCTGCAGCCGCTGCTGGCGGGAGCCTGCTGGCCAGGATCTGGGCGGGCCTCAGTGGAGCCATGGCCAGGGCCGGACAGGCTATCGCCTGGGTTGCCGGCGTTCTCCGCACCGGACTGGCCTGGGCAGCCAGTTTCGCGGGCAAGGCCATCATGGCAATCGCCCGTGTGGTGCTGTTCGTGGGGCGGTTTCTCCTGGGCTCGCCGCTGGGGATCGCCATTTCCCTGATCGCAGGCGCCGCCTATCTCATATGGCGCAATTGGGACCAGATGAAGGCCGGCTTCCTGACCATCTGCGACCAGCTGAGCACTGCGGTTTCGCAGTG